ACCGACGTGCTGCGCAAGGCGGTGCGCCATCCCCGCGGCATCGGCTTCCCGCCGAGCGGCGCGGTCGAGTGGCCGCTTGACCGCTTCACCAAACGGCGGATCGCGGACGGCACCGTAAAGGTCGTCGGCGGCGAGAAGGCCGAAGCGCCCAAGCCTGCGCAGGCTGCGCCCGGCGGCCCGCCGCCGCCGAAGCCGACCGCCTAATCCAACAATCAATCATCAGGAGACAATGCGATGCCCATCAGTTTCGGTGCTATTCCTTCTAATATCAAAGTCCCCCTGTATTGGGTGGAGGTAGATCCGTCGAAAGCCGGGTTGCCGCAGCTCGGGCTGCGGGCGTTGCTCGTCGGCACCGCGACCGCCGGCGGGGACGCGCCGCACGACATTCCGATCGCGGTCGGATCGCAGGCGCAAGCCGACGCGCATTTCGGCCAGGGTTCCGAGCTCTCGCGGATGTTCAAGGCTTATTACGCGAGCAACCTGGCCAACGAGGTGTGGGGCCTGCCGGTCGCCGAGCCCAGCGGCGGCACCGCGGCCACCGGCAAGATCATCGTCACCGCGGCGCCGACCGAAGCCGGCACGATCCATCTCTACATCGCCGGCGATCACATCCCGGTCAATGTCGGCGCCACCGACACCGTCAACTCGATCCACACCGCCATCTCGTTTGCAATCAACGAGAACTTTGATCTGCCGGTGCATTCGGTCGGCGGCCCGACCGACGTGACATTGACCGCCGAGTTCAAGGGCGTTCACGGCAACGAGATCACGGTCGCGCTGAACTACTACGGCAGCATCGGCGGCGAGCGCCTGCCGCCCGGTCTGATCATGACGCTGCCGGCCGGCGGTGTGCTCGCTGGCGGCGTCGGCGTGCCGGTGTTCGATGCTGCGATCTCGAACATGGGCGAGCAGGAATTCGAATACGTCGCCATGCCCTACACCGACTCGACCTCGCTGTTCGCGTGGGATCAGGAATACGGCTTCACCGATGGCGGTCGATGGGGTTGGATGCGCGAGCATTTCGGCCACGTCTTCTCGGCCAAGCGCGGGCTCTATACCGACCTCATCACGTTCGGTAACACGCAGAATTCCGGCGTGATCTCCGTGCTCGGCTTCGAGGTGGCGAGCCCGTCGCCGTCGTTCGAATGGGCCGCGGCCTATTGCGGCAAGGCGCAGCGCGCCCTCATCGACGACCCGGCGCGCCCGCTGCAAACGCTCTCGCTCAATCAGATCAAATGCGCGCCCTTGCACAGCCGTTTTGATTTCGAGGAGCTCAACTCCCTGGCCGAAAACGGCATCGCGATCCAAAAGGCTGGCACCGACAATCAGCCGATGATCGCGCGGGAGCAGACGCTCTATCAGCTCAACCTCTACGGCCAGAGCGACGACGCCTATGAGCTCGTGACCACGCTCGCAACGCTCGCCAAGCTGTTGCGCAATCAGAAAGCCGCGGTGACCTCGCAATTCCCGCGCTGCAAGCTCGCCGACGACGGCACGCGGTTCGGGCCGGGCCAGGCGATCGTCACGCCCGGCATCGTTCGGGCGGCATTGATTGCGCAGTACCGGATGGACGAGTTCAACGGGCTGGTCGAGAACGTGACTCAGTTCAAGAACAACCTTCTGGTTGAACGCAACGTCAACGATCCCAACAGGCTCGATGTTCTTTATCCGCCGGACCTTATCAACCAACTGCGCATCTTCGCGGTGCTGGCGCAGTTCCGGCTGCAATACGACCGCGGCATCGACACCACCACGCTTCCGCCGATCGGCGTCACCGGCACGCTGCCGGCGACGGCCTAACTTTCGTTCCTCGCATCATCAACCCGTAAGCAAAGGAGAAACCTATGGCCCAACTCTTTGCGGGCACGGCCTTCCTCTGGGCCGACAACCGACAACTCGCGCTGCGCGGCAACTTCACCGTCTCGCCGAGCAACGTCGAGCGCACCATGATCGCCGGCCAGGACCGCGTCCACGGCTATCAGGAGCTCCCGCGCGTGCCCTACATCGAGGGCGACATCTCGACCACGCCCGACTTGCTGATGGAAACGCTCGAGGCGGAAACCGACGTGACCGTCATCGCGCAGCTCGCCAATCGCAAGCAGTACACGCTGATCCAAGCATCGTGCAAAGCGGGCTTTGACATTAATACCCGCGACGGCCAGGCGCGCGTCCGCTGGGAAGGCGTGCAATGCGACGAGAGCACGTGGTGAGCGCATGAACATACCCGTCCGCGAAGGGTTCGTCGCCGAGCAGCCGGTGGCGCCGGAAGCCGCGCCGGCCGCGGCGCCGGCGCGCGTCGAGACCTGGCCGATTAAGGTCAAGCTGATCCATCATCCGATCCGCAATCATAAGAACGAGGAAGTCCACGAGATTTCGTTCCGCGAGCCGACCGCCGCCGACATCATCCGCAACGGCAACCCGTGTCGCATCGACTCCGATTGGGAAATCATCGTGGACGACCGGAAGATGGCGGCGATGGTGGCGACGCTTGGCGGCATCCTCACGCCCGAGGTCGAGCGGCTCGACCCGCGCGACTTTGTTTCCTGCGCGTTTAGGCTGCGGGGTTTTTTTCTGCCGGAGCCGGCGGCCTGGTAGGCACCGACGCCGGCGACAACTTCGTCCTCGATTGCTACTGGCTCGCTCGTTGGTATCACCAATGCCCGGACGTTTTTCTGTCCATGCCGATCTCGCATGTGCAGACGCATCTAAAATATACGCACCGCATCGGCGAGCTCAGGCGCCAGGCAAACGCCGACCGCGAGGATCGTTGAACGATGGCTGAAACCGAGGAACTACAAATCAAGGTTACCCTGGTCGAGGGTAACACCGTCGAGAAATTGCGCGAAATGCGCAAGGAGATCGAGGCGCTCGGCGGCGGCGGAACGGCGGCCCAGCTCGAGCGGTTCAGCCGCCAGGCGCGCGACGCGCGCGAGAAAGGACTCAAGCCGTTCTCGGAAGACCTCGAGGTTGCGGCCAAACGCATGGTCCCGTTCATCGGCGGGATCGGCGGCATCGCCACCGGCTTGATCGCGGTCGGCTATGCAGCGGACAAGGCGCTCGAGGGACTCAATGACTTCGCGAAGGTGCAGGAACGCATCGGAGTCCTGAGCAAGCAGACCGGGTTCGATCCGGCGTTCGTGAAAATGTTTCAGGAGCAATTCAAGATCGCCGGGGTCGAGGATGCGACGCGCGACCTTCAAGGTCTGGCGCAGGTCATGGCCGACATCACGCGCGCCAATAGCGAATTCCGGCGCAAGATGATGGCAGGAGCCGGGCTCGAGGGCGCCGGCGCGATGCAGGAATTTCTTACGGAACTGACCGAGATCAAAGACCCGACGAAGTTCGCCAACAAATTGCGGGAGGGCCTCGAGAACATCAGGCGAAACGCCATCGCAAAATGGGGCGAGGTCGGGGGCACCGAAAGGTTCCGCAAGTTTGAAACCGAGCTGGGAATGCCCGACCTCGACCGGCTGAAAAAGGATTTGCCCGCGGTCTCCGCGGAGGAAAAGAAGCTGCAAGCCGATCGCCAGAAGGCGGCCGACGACTATCTCAAGACTTCGCGCGAGATCGACGAGCATTGGGAGCACATCAAAGACGCCTGGTGGGACCAGACGCTCGCCGGCAGTCCGTTGATGGACGCGATGAAATACATCGAGGGCGTGCTCGCACGCTGGGAAACGCAATCCAATAAAGCGGCTGAAATAACGAAAGAGCATCCTTCGCCCGAAGGGTTCTGGCCGAAGGTCAATCCGTTTGATCCGAAGGTGATCGAGCAACATAAGGCGCTCGATCCCGGCAGCGTCAGCGACGCGCCACTCAAGAAATGGTGGGACGAGAATTTCGGCGGCAGCGCCACGCCTGGGTCTGCGCCGGCGCCGGCGCCGGCGCCCGCGGTGTCCGGGCAACGACGCCCTGGCGGGCGCGTAAGGCTCGGCGGCGGCGCGGTGCCGCTGATGGGCGGCCTGGCGCCCGACGAGTGGCCCGAGTCCACCAACATCGAGGATCGGCGCGGCGAGGCACCGTTCCAGCCTGGCGAGGAGGAAGCCAACAAGACTCAGCAAGAGTTGATGGAGCAGACCAAGCGGCTCGCCGAGGATTTCGAGCGGCTGTTTGCTGACTACGGCGGCGCGGCTGGCCTTGCCGGCTTGGGTGGAACGGGCGGCGCTGCGCCGGGTAGTCTCGCCGCGCAGGCGGGCCTCAACGACATTGGCGGCGCGGGCGGCGCGGGCGGTGGCGGTGGCGCAGGCGGTCCATTGGGCATTTTTGGCGGCGGCGGGCTCGGAGCCGGCGGCGGAGGCCTTGGCGGCGTGCCCGGAATGGGTGGCCTGCCGGGTCTTGGTGGTGGCGGGTTTGGGGGCCGAGGTCATCCCGGCCGTGGTGGTGGTGGTGGTGGTGGCGGCGGCGGTTTTCCGAGTCTTCCGGGTCTGCCTGGCTTGGGTGGCCATCCTGGCCTGCCCGCGGGGCATCCCAGCGCGGGCGGCGGCGGTCGTCGTCATGGTGGCGCGCCTCATGGGAGCGATGTCGGTCCTGGCACCGGGCCGGGCGCAGGCGATAGCGATCCTGGTACGCCAGGGAGCGAGAAGTTTATTCGTGCTGTCAAGAGATTTGAGGGATTTGCTCCGAGGGCCGCATGGGATTACAAACAATGGACGAGCGGCTATGGAACCAAGGCAGGCTTCAAAGGCGAGCCGATTACCAAAGAGGAAGCCGAGAAAAGGCTGCGAACGGAACTCGGTGAGGCCGGCAAGGCTGTTGATAGAATAAATCCTAATCTTGATCCGGGAACGCATGCTGCATTGACTGACCTTGTCTTTAACGCCGGCGCCGGCGCTCTTAAAGGAATACACGATGCGATCGCACGCGGCGACATTGAGGCGATCAGGAGATGGCTACCCCAACATTATACGACTGCCGGCGGTCAGCAGCTTCCAGCCTTAGTCAAACGACGCGCCGAAGAAGCGACTTGGGTCGGAAGCCAAGACTTCCGTGACGCTGAACCGGGCGCGGCTGGGACGGCGCATCGAAATCGGTTCATCGAGCAAGCCCGCCATGATCGCGCCGCGCTCGACAACCAAATGGCGCAGAAGGTCGAAGGCACCGGCAAGCTATCGGTTCACGTCAACGCGCCGCGGGGAACCAAGGTCGGGGCCGAGGGCGGCGGCCTATTCAAAAAGACCGAGGTCACGAGGCAAACACAGATGGAGCCGGCGGCCTCGTCGATGGCGTCGCAGTATCAGGAATAGCGATCGATGCTGATCACCGATCTACCCAACACCAAATGGCGCGATGAGTTGTTGCCCGCATCCTTCCGCGGCGCGTTCTTTCACGTCGAGGCGGGCAGCAAGGAGAGCGGGCGCGCGATCGTCGTGCATGAGTTCCCCAAGCGCGATTTACCGTACCCTGAGGACATGGGGCGGCGCACACGGCAATTCTCGGTGCGCGGCTATTGCATCGTCTATCCGGTCAACACCGGCGAGCCGCTCTATGCCCGCGACTACCGGATCGCGCGCGATTTGTTATTCACCGCGCTCGAGGAGGAAGGCAAGGGCGTGCTCCAATTGCCGACCATCCCGCCGATGCTGGCGGTCTGCCCGCAATACCGTTGGACCGAGGAGCAGAAGCTCGGCGGCTATTGCACCTTTGACATGACCTTCGTCGAGTGGGGCGACCCGCCCGGCGCCGCGCCGACTTCCTCACGCGACGAGCTGATCAATCAATCGCAGGCCGCGACCGCCCGCATGCTCGACGTGATGAAGGGCAGCGACGCCGCAATCCGCGCGCTCGCCGGCTTGCCGGCACGGGCGCCAGCCTCGACGCCCTGATGCAAAAGAACGAGACGATCGAAGCCGCCGGCATCTTGCAGCGCAGCCTGGGCGTGCTGGTCGCCGCGGTTCCGGCGCAAGGCCGCGCGGGCTCCGATCTGCGCCTGGCGTGCTTTGCGTTGCAGGCGAATGCACAACGGTTGATCGGCGCCGATGCTGCGGGGCCATATCTCGCCAATTGCTTTGCGCTGGCGCGTGCCGCCGGCGTGACGCAGCCGCAGCTCGCCAGGGTGCGCGTCTCCACCGGCGCCGAGCCGACGACGATGAGCGGCGCGACGCGCATCAAATGGTCGATCATCGGCATGTGCCTGGCGGCCGAGGGGCGCGTTATCTCGACTATGACCTTCGTCAGCCGCGAGGATGCCGACGCGCTCAAGCTGCAAATGAACGCGGTCTTTGCGCAAGTCGAGGAAGCGGTCGCCGACGCGATGGATCAGATGACGTTCCAAGCAATGGTCTCGCTGCACGCCAGCATCATGTTTTATATGGTCGAGACGGCGCGCCCGCTCCCGCGGCTTCTGCAATTCGCCTTCGCGCTGCCGATGCCGACGTTGGTCATGGCCTATCGGCTCTACGCCGACGCCAGCCGCGGCGACGAGCTCCGCGCTGAAAATAAGGTCGTTCATCCGGCATTCTCGCCGGCGGCCGGCCTGGCGCTGTCGGCTTAGATGGCCGACGCCGCGCCCACGCCGGCGGCGCCGGCGCCCGACCAGCTTCCGGGGCCGATCTTCAATCCCGACGAGATCGCCACCGTCGTCGTCGAGGGCCGCAAGTTCCAGAGCTGGAAATCGGTTTGGGTACAGCATCGGTGGGCCGAGGCTTATCCGCTGTTCCGCTTTACGTCCGCGGACATCGAGCAAGTGCCGGCCGATTGGCAGAAGCTGCAATTCAAGCCGGGCGATGAGTGCGCGATCTATCTCGGCAACGAGCTCGCGATCACTGGCGTCATCGTCACGCGCCAGACCGCCTATTCCAAGGAAAGCAAGGGCATCCAATTCCAGGGCATCGGCGTCACCTGGTATGCGGCGCGCGCGAGCGTCATCCACAAGACCGGCAATTTCGACAACAAGTCTTTCATGCAAATTGCCGAGGAAGTGCTGGCGCCGACCGGCATCTCGATCAAACCAATCGGCAACGTGAACCCGGAGCCGTTCGTCAAATGCCAAGTCGAGCCGGGCGAGACGATCTGGAATTGCCTCGAGCGCCTGGCGCGTCCCCGCGGCATCGTCATGGGGAGCGACAAGGACGGCAACTTCCTCGCCATCGACGACCACACGATGCCGATCAGCGCCAGCCTCGTCGAGGGCGTCAACATTATCAGTTGCCAGGCGGTGATCTCGATCGAGAACATCTTTACCGACTACATCATCCGCGGGCAGACCGCGGCTACCGACACGCAAAACATGGCGGCGGCTTCCGAGCAGGAGGCGCACTATCCCGGCACCGCGAAACGCTACTCGCCGGTGCTGACGCCGGCCGAGCAACCCGTGTGGAGCATCGGCGAGCTGCAAGAGCGCGCCAAGAACG